AAGTGTTATCCAGTAGGTTCACCTACCAACTCGGCTAATGCTTTATGAAATCTTATTTCTTGATCAGCATTCATTGATTTAACAATAGCACCAATCACAACAACTATTTGTTGATGTTTTTCAAGTGTCAAAAGTTTTTTCTCTACTTTCTCGTTATCAACCATTTATTCTTCTACCCTTGAGCATCTTTGTTAGACGATAAATCCTTGATGTCTTTGCCTTCTAAAATGGAACGTAATTTATTTTGTAGATTAAGCATATCATAATCTTTTCCACCTTGATTCACAATCATACTCAAGTCATCTAGAACTTGTTCATACCATTTTTGAAAGACTTAACTTTCCAACATTTGTAAAAATACTATTGGCACTTAGAGACATAAAATGTGACATAGAAGACTGTGATTTTATATGCTCATCAATTAAGACACTAAAGGATCACAAAAAAACTATTCACGCTTACTAGGCTTAAATAGAATTTTCTTAATGGTAGATCGTCTGGCATCTTTGATCTGTGAGTTCCTTCTTAGAACAGAGGTGTCAGGCAATTACAGCAGTTTAATAATTAGTTATTCTATTATTCTGCATCGGATAACAATCTATGTGGTGAATAACTGCAATAGAATCGTCTGAGGAAAAAAGAAAATGAAAGAACACATACCAAAAATAATTGTAATAATAGGAATATTATTAGTTGTTATTTTTCTAGGTAATATGCTAATGAATGGGTATAATCATGTTGAAAACACAATTCCAAACGCAACCTGTGATGAATTACTAACCATGATCCAAAGAGAAGGAATGAAACCAAATTATCAATATGACGTACGAGAATGGATAGCACAGGAGTGTTGGAAATGAAATTCGAGATAGACGATAAAAATGAGGGAGGTCAACGAGGATTTCTTATTAATAAAAAAACTGGTTATATTAATCTCCTAACTCTACACCAAATAAAGAATGAGCCAGATGTCCAAGTCGTACAAAATTTTGGAATGCCTTCCTTTGTAGAAGTTGAAACTTTTCTAAAAGCGTGGAAAAAGACACAAGAAAAGCTAGTAAACAAACAGATACAGGAGATACAAGACTCTAAGAATATGAAAGATGTAATGGAGAAGGAAATAAAGTCAATTACTGACAAAATGGGATTACCAAAAGAAATACTCAAAACTGCACGAGACTATAAGAATGAAGAGAATCAACAGATAGTAGATGAGTGGCTTAAAAAATACAGATGGCTTGAGACATTCTCTGATGAATATTTGAATGGGAACAATGAAACTGCTATACATCTAAAACACCTGAAAAGGAACATAGTAGAAATATACACAAATGCTACAAGTAAAAACATCAAAGACCTCTAGAGACTAATCCTCTCCTTTTTATTTTTTAATAGATCAAAAACATCATACAATACATGCCACTACCAAACAAGCAGTCATTTGTAACTAATACTGCAAGCAATAACACCATTTGGGTCAGTGCAAATCTTAATTATTCCATAAGACAATTCATTGAGAATAACCCTGGATGTACCACACAGGAAATTATTGATGCATTCCCATATAATGATCCTGTGGAAGTATATCGGGCATTAAATGATGTTGTAACAGATTCAGATTTTGCTGTAAAAAATACCTAACAACTTTTTTAAGCTAGGCAAATTAACCATTATTGGAACTCATAGATTAACGTGATTTAACGATCATGACTTTAGGGATAACGGTTTTATGAGTTCCATCAACATAACTTTTTTTAAATAATTTCACGCCTACACATATTGGACTTTTCGAGCTAGATAGTTAATTCCTAATAGATTTAAAATAATTCCAAATACAATTGGAACTAAATGACTCTGAATTAATAATGACACAAATCTCTGCATTACACCTAACAGAGAATCAAGGAATGGAATTATTTGAAAAATCAAAGATTGCTCTTGCACGTTCAACATATTATTCTCTCAAAGGCAAAGTTGCAGCATTAACTAAACGCAGACTAGTAGATATTGCAAGAGAATTACCTGAAGAGCATCTAAAGACAATGGACCTGATTAATCTCATTGAACAAAAACTAATTGCAAAAATGATAACTTCTACAGATGATATGGCAATGGCAAGAATTGCAAAGATAATAGTAGAGATTCAACCATACAAATCAGCATATCAAGAAGGGGCAAAGTTTGCATTACAGGAGCTAGAAAAACGTGAACTGGAACAAGAAAATAATAATCTATCAATCCTGGCATGAGAAAAATGAGGCTCAAAGAAAAGAGCAATCACTCATCAAAAAACAGATTAATCTAAAATCACAAGAACAACTGGAAGCAGAATTACCAACAATCCCCACTAATAGATTACAATGGGAATATCACTGTAGGCCATTAATTAAGGGAGATCCAAACAGACTCAAATATTTACCCATGTTAATTGATGTAGTAGAGGATAGACATCCATTCAAGTTTTTACTATGGGGAAGACAGTGGGGGAAGACTACAATGATTGCATCTGATTTGGCATATTATGCTACAACTAATTACGATTATGACCAGACATACTTTAATTTCAAACTAGATGCATTAAGGACATTCTCTAATAACAAATTCAGACAAGATGTATTTGGAACAGAACCACTCTCAAAATATCTAAAGTCACTAGGAAATAATGTAGGCTCTATAAACAAAGTCGAAACCCTGACACGTTCAATTATTGATATGCTATTGCCAGGTGAAAAATGGGAAAACTCTCAAGGCAAATCAAACAAGAGAATGATAATAGATGAAGGACAAGATCATGATTGGACTCATTTCCAAAACGCAAGAGAGACACAGGCAGATACTATGGGTGATACTGTAATTGCAGGTATTGGTGGATTCGTTGATACTGATTATTACAATCTATGGAAAACCACCAACCAAATGAGTTACAAATACAAAAAAGGTGAGAACTATCTTGGCTATGAAAATATGTCATGGCGTAGAGAATTAGATTTTAATTCAGAAGGACTAGTGTATGGTGATTACATGATAGAGTTACAAGATGGCAAATGGGTACCAGAAGAACCAAAGAAATATGCAAGACACGGTTATTATTTACCACAAACATTCAATCCAAGAATTCCATTAACAATAGAATCTGCAATTAATGATTACAAAGTATCTCCTGAATGGTCCATAGAATACAAACTAAATGATCCAAATTACACCCAAGTACAATTTAGACGAAACGTACTTGCAGAATTTGTAGAGGGTGAGCTAAAGCCAATCACTACAAAAGACATGCTAAATCTGTTTGACAATACTGTACATCTTACAAAGGCAGATGATGTTGATCATGAAGCAGGTGATGTCATTATTGGAATGGATCTTGGAGGTGCAATGAAAACTATAATCTGGATATGGCAATGCATAGATGATAAAGCACCAATCTTCAAATTATTATGGGTTGAAAAAATAGAAACAGGTGATACTAAAGAACAGGAAAGAGAATGTATAGATATTATAGATGCCTATGATCCTGATTTTATCTCTACTGATTCAGGTGGTAATGATAATCTAGTTCAGGTAATTCAGAAAAGATATGGTACAAGAACAGTTAGAGTGAAATACAAACCACGCCCAGAACAACCATTTCCTACAGATGTAGAATTTGAAAAACAAGAGGCTGAGTTGAGATATATTATTGATAAAACATTTTCAATTAATAGAATAATTGATCTGATTAAACATCCATACATTGAAAAGCACTTTAAATCAAATAGAATAATTTTACCAGGTGCAGACTTTGAAAAAGTAAAATGGATTATCAGACAATTTGTAGCATTAGAAGGTGAAAAAAGGGAAATTGGGAATACAGGACAACCATACATCAGATACATTCACAAGGATTCAGAGCCTGATGATGCACTACAAGCATGTAACTATGCATTTATCGGATGGGATCTATGGAATAAAAAATCACCTGGACCAATAGAATTCCAGCCCATTAACAAGCCAGATCCGTTTGGCACTGAGAATTCATTTGGAGGGTACTGATTATAGATAAAAAATTTATTAGATGGTAACAAGTAAAAATCACATGCAATCACGTTGCGATTCAGATAGAGCTAGAATTCGTAGAGATGGAAAAAGTTGTTGCGAATTTCATCATAATAAATTTAAAGAACTCATGTATGATTGTGAACATATGGGTGAAATGGAATTTTTAATGAAACATGATATGGTAATAGGACTAGTAAAAGATATGCATAAAGAATCTATCAATAAAATAAAGGATTCAGATGATGGGATTTTTTGGATAGATTATAAAATATCTAGATTAAATCTATAATAATTCCTTTGGTGGGTACTAATTTAATTCTCTATTATGATAAACTCTTAACTTGACTAATGGGAAAGTGTTGCAGATATAAGGAAAATTTATCTGTATTAGATGAGTTTCACACTAAATGCATGATATGCAAAAATATTACCAATCACAAATAATTCCTTTAAGCTATAAATGAAATTAATAATTCATGACAGCAGGAGATATTACAAGATTGGCGTTCCCAATTACTATAAACAAAACTACTGATGATGGAGTTACTCCTGTTATAGAAGCAGCGGCTGCAATGACTGTTACAGATTTTGATATCCTTCGAACAGAATTTATTGTAAATGAAGTAACCAAAGAAGGCAACACACTTGGTACTGTAGTTGTTATTGGTCGTAAATTAACATGACCAAAGATAGTTCTAAGAAGGATTTTTGGAATCCATGTCAACAATTGGATTATATTATAATGGAGAAATATGTCCAAAAATAAAGAAAATAAAAAAGACTGCGACTGTGACAAACATCCAGAAAAACGAATGAGACAATTTAATTAGCAATGTTTTCTTACTATCCATATTGAAACTTTTATCAGTAATCAATTATAAATTCAATAATGAAGATACAGTAAGAGGTGCATCATTTGATAAGCATATTCCACACTTTAAATTATTAAAAAAACTAGGTGTAAGATTTCATCGTGATTGTACAAGAGATTGTTTGGAATTTAGGTTTGCAACATTTTCAATAGTTAGTAATATGAAATGGACTCAGAAAACACATCTAAAAATCTCAATTCCATTTAAGAGAATGGATATTGCAATAGTTCAATATAATTAATTCCTTTTAATGAATCGACTCAAATCGACTCATTGAATGACTCAACTCAAGAGCTAATACTAGAATTATTAGATGATGGCAAATCTGCAAATGACATTGTAGATATTCTAAAAGATGAGCATAATATCAAAATATCAAAATCCACTGTTAATCGTGCAAGAAAACTAACCAAAGCATTAGGAGATGACAAGACACTAACTCCAGAGGAACGAGAGGTATATCTTGCATATATGGAAAAGCAAAAACAAAAAGAAGAACCAAAAAAATGGTATTCTTATTTCACTCCAATTACTCGAACAGCAGTTGATGGACCATTTGATCCTAACATGCCTGAAATGTCAATGGGCGGACATCAGAACTTTCTAAACCAGTACACTCCACAAAACATTACTCAGGCAATAGATGTTGATATTGATTCTAAAGGAAAAGTAAATTCTAATCCTGTACCATTCACTGGAAAGACCAAAGAGGGATTACCTGCATATCCAAAGTTTTTCTGGAATCCATATACCGTACTTGACTATTTGGTTTTTCAAGACGTTTACACTCATACCATATGTGGTACAATAGTTGATTTGCTAGTTTCATTCTCAGTTGGAATGGGAATCAAGCCAGTCCTAAAACTAATCAATCCAAATGATGTTGAGATTAAAGATAAAGATGTAACAAGAAAAGATCCTCTCGGTGTTGATAAAACTGAAAAAATAAAGGAGACAAAAGAAGAAGCCATAGAGAGAACAATTGACGAGAATCAGAAATTACTAGATCCACTAATTGCAATAGATGAATCATTTGGAGAACTATCAGAGCAAGTAGGAATTGGCGAGGACTGGGACAGCATTGTTGAGGCATTTGTAAGAAATCACTGGATATTTGGCAGAGACATGATTACAATGGAGACATCAGATGATTACGTATTTGAGTTTGAAGGTAAAAAATATCCTGAAATTAGAACAATTGCAAAGGTACAACACCCACGAGACATTAATTTTGTCCAGATAGACCAAGACACACAAAATTTAGTTTCAGTATCTTTGATGTTCTCACCAAACATGGTAACAAAAGACGAGATGATTTACCTTGCACACAAGTCAGATTCTCCAATATACAACGGAAAATGGTATGGCTATTCCCTAATGCAGAGAATGCTTGGACAGGGAAGATCACTAAGAAAATTAATTGACAGGGACTTTCCAAACGTTGCATCAATTGGTTATGCACCATTTACTATAGTTGCACTGCTAAGAGATGAGAAAGGAACAAAGAATGAAAGTACACAAAATCAGACATTTCTCAATAGTATGACTTCAGGCCAGCCAAATGGAATATCATTAAAAAATCCACAAAAGGATATAGCGGTACATCACATAGACACAAAGCCTGACATTCCAGGAATGATTGATATGGCACACTTTTTCTCAGAGTCAGCAGCAAAAACTGCACAGGTTCCAACTTCTCTAGTGGCAAAAGAGAAAGATCCAAACAGGGATACATTACTTGGAATACTAAGACTATTTGCCGAAGTGGAAATACCACGAAGACGACTGCCAATTACAAGAGCATTTACAAAACAACACTACATGGTTAATTGGAATGTAATTTACAAGGACAAGCAAAAAGTTACTGACATATTCAGAGTAGAGGCAGAATTTACTAACGTTAAGATTGACTCATGGGCTGACATTATCGGCTCATTTGTAGAGTTGAATAAGATATTCAGGTTTAAGGCAGATGCAGCAGGTGAATTTTTGGGAATTGAGAATTTGGAATCAAAGATTGATCCTGAAAAAGAACCATTGGGTGAATCACAATCAATTGAGGATGGTAATGGAAACAAACTCACAATGAGCAAATCCCCCAAGCCATTTGCTCCAAAAAAATCCACTTAATTTTAATATAGCATAGTAATTATTCAAAACTAATGGATACAGTAGGAAAGAAATCTAATGAAAAGAAAGATAGTTCCAAAGAACCTGTACTAGATCAAAAAACAATCATTGAAAAACAAAAGGCCGAGATTGAAGAACTCAAGGCATTAAAACCAAAAAACAGTGATGATATTGCACCAGGAATCAGAAAACAAGGCACATTTGAAGGATCTTATAGAAACGGATACGAAGATGGTACAGTAGATAGAGCAGTTCAGGCACAAAAAGAGAAACAAAGCAAAGAAATGCAAGTAGAATCCTAGTAATAATTAAAATAATTCTCTAAAACCAGTTATCACCATTATTTTTGAATGTCAAATTGTAAGTTACAAACATTATATTTTGCAGCAACAAAATTCGAGGTTTTAGATGAATTTGAAGGCGAGCAGGGTACATTTATCAAATCATTTCTAATTTCAAACAAGCTAAATCTCAATGATTGGGAAGTAACAGCAGAAGCAAACAGAGAAGACGGTCAGGATTTTATAGGCAAGCCTGGAATAGAATTTTTCAAGGAAGGCAGACGAGATCATACTGTAGGAAATACATACAATAATGCTCTTAATCTGCAAGAGCCATTTAGAAAAGCCACAATACGAAAAGTTTTAGGAACTGAGACTGGTGAGAAACTATCTCAGGTATCACGAGTATTTGATGAGGATATTATAGCAAAGATACGCTCAAAGGAAATTGAATTTGTATCTCCTGCAATTTTTCCAAGAAGTGTGGATGATGTAAAGATTATAGAAAGACCTGACGGCACACACATACACCGAGTTCTAAGATATAGAGCATTACACTATGCGTTTGTAAACCAGCCAGCATTTGGAGGCGAGGCAAGAATTGAGGAAATATGTGAAGGACCAGAATGTCTGTTAAAATTATCCAAAGCATCAAAAGACATTCCCCCAATTATCAGAGTTGCAAAATGTGCAAAGACAGGAAATACAACTGTGCAAATATCAGGTGAAACAGAATTAAGTAAAAAAGTTTCAGAATGTTTGTCACAAAAACTAACACCAGGAGAAGAACCAACCGATCAAGACATTGCAATTTGTTTTTCAGAAGCTCGAGATGATATGAAAAAATCTGTAATTAATTCTCAAATACTAAAAAACAATGAGGAAAATAAGAAAATGGCTAACGTAGATCTCACCGAAGAGAAGAAAAAAGATTTTGAAGCAAGGATTGCTCAGTTAGAAGATAATGACGAGAAACGTGATAAAGAGGCCAAAAAAGCAAAGAAAGCAGTAGACGATGAAGAAACTAAAAAAGAAAAAGAAAACACCGCTGCACAAGATGATGATGATAATGACAAAGACAAGATGGATTCTAAAAAATCCAAGAAAGCAAAGAAAGCAGTAGATGAGGAGGAAACTAAAAAAGAAAAAGAAATGACCTCAAAAATTGCAACACTTACTGCAAGAGCAAATATTCCAATTATTGAAGAATACATCGCTGCAAGAAAAATGATTGGTGATGATGAAGACAAATTAGAATTAACAAGAACTGCAATGCTTAAAGCATCAGTTGAAGAAAACGAATCAAAACTAGATGAGATTAAACCATTTATTGCACATTTGAATTTTAATAACCAAGCTAATCAAGAATCAGCAAAAACAGTTACTCATCCGTATGGTATGGGTGGAGATCAGTTTAGTGCATCTACAAGTACCAAATCCGCAGAAGAAATGTATGAGGAGTTGTATCCATAATGGGAACAGGCGGTCCAGGTAACGTTGTCCATATAGACAATCTTTATGTTAAGGACTTTGCAGTTAAAACAAACACCAGTATTGTTTTAGGTGATTTTGTTGTTTTTGATACTGACGGAGTCAGACCATTATCCACTGCTGATATTACAGTCAATGATACTTTTCTAGATATTCAAGCAAAACCTGTATTCCAAGCAGGTGAGAGTTCAAATAATCTTACTACTACACCAGTAGATCAGAGAAAACCTACATGCGAATGTTTCACACGAGGTACTGATATTTCTGTAGTTATGAGAGCAGGTGTATTACCTGACAAACCAGTAGGAATTTTGAGAGTTGATGGTGCTACACCAGTATTTCAAGTATCAGACAAACGTGTCTCATCTACTATTGTTGCAGCTAAAGAAGTCTTAGGAATCTACAAACATAAAGAATTCAGTACACAGGCAGATACATCTATCCAAGCCGATAATGGTATTGTCACAACTGGTGGAGGAGTTTCTTAGAAATGTCTTCACTTCGAATGTCTTTTGGCGATAAAATTATCCATTCTCCATACACTGGCGGAGTATACCTTACATCAGAGAGTATTGCTGAATCAAACTTTGCAAATCCTATGGAATTAATCGGAACTAAAAAATTAATGACACTCAAAGAAACAAGTGTATCACCATTTACTGGAACAGTAAAAGAAGGTGCAGAAAAATTCTATACACACACTACATTTGATAAAATATTCACTGCTACAACCAAATCTCACTTACAATCAAAACTTGCACAAAAAGAACTCATTGCAACTATCCAAGAAGAAGGCATGACTCCAAAGGGATACATGGCTGCAATGCAATTAGATGAAATGAAAAAACAGATGAGTGCTGGAAGCAATACACCAGTACCAGGAATAGGTCAGGATGCAATTGATCCATTAAGAGTTATTGAAATTATCACCAAAATAAGAGGTCTTAGACCAAACATCTTTGTAACAGAACAAGGATTCCAAACAATCAATGTAAACAAACTAGATGCAAGAACACCTGAGCAAGACACCAGAAACGGTCAAGTTCAGATGAAGCCAATGGAGAAAGTTAACTTTGACAAACTCGAATATGCAGAAGGCAAATTTAACCTAAAGAAAAATACATTCCCAACTTTGATAGCATCAGAAAGTATGATGAGATCAGATTTCTCACTACAGCAACTAAACATGACTGATTCAATGATAGGCCACGCAAGAATGAGAAACGGTCAAGCCTTACAAGCACTATCAACACTATCTGGTGCAGTAGGCGGTACTCCAACATTCTCAATTAACGATCCAGAGGCAACAGGTGCCAGTGCAATTCCACACGGACAATTCAACGTGAAGAAAGAAGTATTGGCACTTATCCAAAGTCACTTGGAGGCAAACGAATCCATCATTGATGAAATTTTCATAAACCCAATTGACTATGCAAGATGGGAATCAAACTATGATGTTGGTGGAACTCTTAATGCTCACGGTGATGTTTCAGTATCAGGTGTAATCCCAATGAGAGGAATTCCAAGTGTAACTGCATATCTTGATAGGGCAGTACCAAGAGGTCTCATGTACTTTGTAGATTCACAGTCTGCAATGAAAGGTGTAGGACCATTTGAGACTGAATTCTGGAAAGAATATACCAGAGATGCTCACGCATTCCTCACACGAGACTATGTAGAGTTTATCTTGCCAAATCCAGGAAGATACGGCATCAAGGTACAGATAGCAGGTACTGGTGCTGATGTGTTTACACCTGGAACAGAAATTGTTACCAGAAAAGACTTGGAGACATATGTCCAAGGACCACAAAACCTTCTAAATAAAGCAGTAGTCTCTTAGAAGACTAATGTCACTATTCAGAAATAGGAATCGCAAGCCTTTTGAACAAATTGACTTGAAAGGAGATGACTTGGAGCTTGGTATAATTTCAAGACTGCAACACTCCCCTGATACTAGCGGAATATCATTCTTTATACGTTCTAAAGAAGATAGAGTAAAAGGTACAATACATTGAGTTCAAATGGCACTGAGATAAACAAAAATTATTTCATAACACGAGATTCCCTAAAATCTTATCTTACAATTACAGACACACAGGACGATGATACATTACTTCGAATAGTAAAGACTGCAAACAATGAACTAAAAAAACAACTAGTTACAGTAGTTGATGATATAGCAGCACTGGAAGGAACCAAATTTTTTGATAGAGCACAAGATGTTGCATTAACGTACTGTATGTCACTTGTAAAACGAGACATTAACCAGATGTTTACAGAGGCCAAAGATATAATGAATGATTATGATGCACAGTTAGAATCATTACTGGGAGATGTTCGAGCAATTGCACCAGAGAGAACAAGCCTTGAGGTAGTTACACGAGACATTCCATTTGAGGATGATTACTTTGCAGAAAGACACATAGTTTAATTCTTAAAGAATCATTCAATTCTTAAAGAATCATGGCAAACAGAAACTCTACAATTACAGCAGCAACAGGAGTACCTGGAGCAAAGACACCTGCACAAACATTTTTAGCATCTAATTATGCACCAGATGTTACAGAGGGATTAGGTCAGGTAGTAACAGTTCACTTTGCAATAGATGGGACTAATGATTCTATCATAAATTACACTGTTGATGGTACAAAATATCACAGTTTCCTAAATGGCATTGCACTCAAAGCAAACAGTGCAATTGAGAGACAAATTACACTAAGGCAAGGAGATCAATTGAATTTTAAATCCGCAGTAAACATTGGACTGGATTATCTTTATCTAGACTTGGTGTGATAATACATGCGAACCACAATAGCACCAGTAGATGAAGCAGATACTGAATTTCTTATCAATCCTCCACGTTCATTATTTCCAGAAGTTCATGAGGATATAGCAGGAGTAGAAACTGTTGGAACCATGCTCTTTGAGAGTGGAGGCAGAATGGAATTTGAAGACAATGCTGGAGATATGTTATATGAGAATGCCCCTTAATTCTTTTTACATAAATTTCTCTAAGTTTTCTATTGACCAAAGAAATTAAACCTATTTTCAAATGCGGATTACATGATTTTGAGAATGAAGATCCAGAGAAATGGGATGATCATTGTGCAAAGTTTGAGCATGAATATGATCTACATACAGCATGTGCAACTGGATGCGGTAATCAAATCCACATAATGGTAAAGACAAAACTCTCAAAAGAAGCTGGTAGAATACCAAGAGGATATGTCTGCAAAGACTGTAAATTAAAAATTTCAAACGCACCTGAGATAAAGGAGGCATCAGAGAAATGAATTTCTTTGGAAAAAAACTTGCAGAGAAATCAAAATCACTAATTGAAGCAGTTACATCAAGTGACCAACTAAGAGCAGCAATTAATCAAGTTAGAAGTCTAAAAGAAGACAGTGTAATAATTGGAGGTTATGTTACAGTAATTAAAAACAAGGGAAGAGAAGATGAAGAGATAATTCAAGTTGATATGCCAAATCTTCTTACAACTTCTGGTCGTGACTTTTTTCATGCACAATTATACACTAACACATCTGTAGGAACAAAAGGTGCAAATGCCATTGCAATATCTGACAATGCAGTAAATCCTGTTGCAGGTGATACTACACTAGTTGGCGAGATTACCACAGGCGGACTAACTAGAGTACAGGCTGCAACAATTACACATGTTGCAGGAACTAATGTTACAACTTTGGAGAATGTCTTTACTGCAACTGCCATCTTTACTGCACTTCACAAGTCTGGTCTGTTTAATCAAAATACTATAGGCGGTCAAATGACCCAAGCAAGAGAGTTTTCAGCAGATGTTAATTTGCAAGTATCAGATACTGTTACAATTACATGGACACTCACTACGGGCTGAGTTTTCATTTTAGAGGTGAAAATTAATGGTTAGACAGGAAAAATACAATCATAATAAAATTGTAACATTAGCACAAGACAATACAAAAGCAGTCTCAAAAGATGAATGGAATGACGGTCACAATGAACTTGGCATGTCAGGGCATGGTACAGTTACAACCCTTACAATATCATCTGGTGCAATAATCCCCATACATGACATGCATATTGTTGCAGGAGAAGGGGCTGCAAATGATAATTTAGATACTATTACAAATACAGAGTCTGCTGAATTTGATGAAGTTAAATTATTTGCAGGATCTCAAACTATTACTGTAAGAAATGGTGTTGGAAATATTTTTACATTATCTGGTGATAATGATCAGTTATCCACTACAGTTTCAAGATTATTTGTTAGACGAGGTACTGATTGGTATGAAACAGGTGGTTCTGGTTCATCTAAATTATTAGGATTCTTTGGTGATGGTTCAGATGGTGATGTTACAATATCATCTAACACTACACTAACTGAAACAAAATTTTACAATAATCTAACTATCAACGCAGGAATAACACTTGATGGAACAGCATCTCCTCAAGTAATCTATGTAAAAGATACTTTGACAATTAATGGAACAATATCTATGTCAGGTAAAGGTACATCACCAACAGGAGCTGTTGGTGGAGACAGCGGAGATCCTACACCTGATGATGGTTTAGCAGGTAGTGCTGTAGATGCAATTAATATGAATATTGCTGGTGCAACTGGACCTACTGGTAATGGAGCTGGCGGTGCTGCTGGTGGTGGTGCTGGTGCAGTATTGGGAGGAGGTGGTGGCGGAAACGTTTCACCATTTGGTAGTACTGCTGGTGGTAGTGGAGTAGCTACCCCATCTCCTGGAGCTGCAACACCTACTCCTTCTACAATTCATTCAGTTATAGCATATTTACCAAATGAAAATATTCTTGTAGGAGCAAGTGGTATCTCTGGAAATAGTGGAGGCGCAGGCGGAAACGCTCGTGGAGATGCAACACCAGTTGCTGATGCTGCTGGTGGTGTAGGCGGTGTAGGTAATGGAGGAGCTGGCGGTACTGGTGGTAATGGTAATTCTGCAGGAACTCAACGTGGCGGAGGCGGTGGCGGAGGCGGAGGAGCTGGTGGTGGAGGAGGCGATTCATTAATAATTGCAGCTAAAAGAATTAATCTCAATGCTAGTGGAATTATAGAATCTAATGGAGGTAGTGGAGGAGCTGGCGGTACTGGTGGTAATGGAGCTAGTAGTGGTGCTGGTGGTGGCGGAGGCGGAGGAGCTGGTAATGGAGGTACTGGAGGTAATGGTGGTTTTATTTTATTATTTTTTTCTTTCTTGCAAAATTCTGGAACAATAACTGTTTCTGGCGGTACTGGTGGTAATAGTGGTACTGGCGGAAGCGGAGGCACAGGAGCTAATCCTGGCGGTGCTGGTGGACCTGGAGGTGGAACTGCAGCTAATGGTGTATCTGGAATTATAGTACAATTTCCAACTGCATAGTTTTATTATATTATGTAAAAAATGTATATAATAAATGGCAATAGAGTCAATCTTTGATGGACCAAGTATGTTTGATCCAAACATATTTGATACAAGACAAAAAAATTTTCCAGTTAATCTTGTTGAATCAGTTACAGTGTCAGATAGTTTGGTAAGAAAGTTATCAGCTAAACGTGTATTAACTGAAACTGTTTCTATTATTGATGCAGTTGCAGGGAAACTTGGAGCTAAAAGAGTACTTGTGGAAGCTGCAATTGCAATAGCTGATGCTGTAGCACGAAAGTTAGAAAACAAAAGAGTATTGGTAGAAACTGTTGTAATTAATGATGTCCTAAACAGAAAACTCTCAGCTAAACGTATTCTTACAGAAGTTACATCAATAGCTGATGCTGTAGCACGAAAACTCGGAGCTAAAAGGGTACTTGTAGAGACAACTGGAATAGCTGATGCTGTAGCACGAAAGTTAGAACAAAAGAGAACTTTGTTGGAGACTGTATCAATTACTGATGTATTAGCAAGAAAAATAGGTCAATTTAGAACTTTACTAGAATCAGTATCAATCACTGATAGTATAACAGCAATCTTAAAGATAATCTCATCAAAGACTGCAACAGCTACTCTATGTGCAGAAGATACCACACAGTCAAACCTTTGTGCAGAAGATACTACACAATCTAATCTGTGTGCAGAAGATACCACAAAATCTGATTTATGCTTAAGTGATTCAACAAAATCTGATTTGTGTGCAGAAGATACCACACAGTCGAGGTTATGTTAGTTGGCATTAAATTTCACTCTTAATCAGTTGACAACAACATGGGAAGTTAAATTAACTGACTGTAGTTCAGGTCAGGTGCGTATTACCACTGATATTAGCAGTGTAGGAATAACATTTACAAAAGTAGATGGTACAACATTTACAAAAACTGGAACACTAATTGATGATCCACAAGCACCTACAGAGAAACTAATACAGTATAGAAATATTCCACCAGAGGCATCAATACTTGACTTGTTAGGTTCATGGACATATGCAGGATTTGTGGTTTTGACTGATACAGGTACATTTAGGACAAGTGAGAAAAAAGTATTCTGGGTTGTGCCTTGAATGGTTATAACAGATCATAACAAGAATATTCAGAGAATTATTGACAGAATGCTAGCTGATACAAATATTTTTGACAAAGGGGCAACTGTTGGAAAATTACGTTCAGTATTTTTTGGAAATCCAAATAACAGAGTCGAAGAATCAATCCCAATGCCATATGCATATGTAACTACAAAAGAATCAATTCAAAGATCATCATATCCATATGGAATTTCATCTGGTAATCAGATTCCACAAGTTACAGTAGAATACAAAATATCAGTCATTGCAAATTCAAAGATAAAAACCCAACAATCTGAAAAATTACTCTATACTTTATTAAAAAATATCAGAGCAACACTAACTGCAGATCCTGAATTTAAAACACCTGGTGCATCTCCTACTGATCCTATATTTACAAGATCAGTTCTAAATCAAGTTCCCTGGGAACAGGATACTATCGGACAGCTTGTAACTACTGTTGATTTTATTTTACTTGCTACTATTGGAAGCATAGGAACAATTTCAATGCCAACCATTAACGGAGGTGTTGCAATACAAATTATTTCAGAAGCACCAGATGCAGAGATTGAAGTATATTCTCCACAACTAAATGATCAATTACTGGTAAAGGGGTATGCACCTACGGGCTCAACACGTTCAAAAAGCATCGAGATAGATCATATACGTACAATAACAGAACAACTAAGAACACTGAAAAGAACCAGAAAACCGTTTGTTTTAACTACTGTAGATATAGATGGAGTATCTGAAAATCATAATGCAATCATATCACAATTAACATCCAATATTGCAAGAATAGATAATATCAAAACAGATTTAATTCAATTTTTAATAGTTAGATAAAAATAATTTCTATATAACATAATATTTAGTTAATTATGTGGCAGATACCAAGGAAACAATCAATACATTTGCTAAAAGTTCCCTAACATTTGAGGGATATATCACAATACTTTCAGGTACTGTACCAAACCAATTATACACAAGATTAGATCAGCTTATGGAATTAACCATAGATACTGACATGGAAACAGTTTCACATTTTAATTCATCAAAAGTACAACATAACGTAGTTGTTGCAAACAACTCAGTTGCAGTAATCTCATTAAAAGATACAGTAGATATATATCAAAAGTCTGGTGATCCAGTAAAAAAATTCCTGTTGACTGATATGGTAAAAGAACTCAACAACGAATTAAGAGTGGTCCCAATAAATTTTATCGGTATTCAGAAAACAGAGTCAACAAGTAATCCTGATTTTATTATTGAAAATATTCAGTGTGATGTAACAGCAGTAAGAAAAAGAAGGAATCTTGGTACTGGTGACTATACAGTAGAATTGGATGTCATAATAAACAGTAGAACTCCCGAAGCCGCAGATGCATCACCAGAGCCATGATGAGGTTAGCAAAATGTCTGGAGTTATAGTCCCACGAAAACAGTTGGAGAATCTTCACAAAGTAAGACAGTTTCAAATAACATATCCAAGACAGATAATACAAAAGGCAGAAAAACATCTCAATGAGATTCTAATTCCACTAATCAAATCAAAAATGAAAGAGAAAGAATACTCTCAGAAAATCATTGATTCTACAAGAATTGGTACGATAGATATTGACATGGATTTAGGAAATATTATCTACGAGGTAATTTGTGATTATGTATCTGTAAGTAATTTTGACATATCAGCAGTAAGGGAAGATACTGGAACTGTTAGACATTTTATAAAACCAATCAAAAAAAAGGCACTTCATTTTATTGCAAAGGGAGTAGAACATTTTTCAAAAGGTCATTGGGTTATGGGAATAATTGCATCTCATATCATTGCAGATACTATGAAGGAAATGCAGCCATTTATTGAAAAAAAATTACAAGATGAGGCAGATATTCTCTTTGAAAAAATAATGAGTGTGAAACTATAATGGTAGTAGTAACTGGAAATCTTGGGATTCTCAGTCAAAGCAGACTTGAAAGAGTAAGCTCAGATGTATCATCTAACACAGGAGATGCAAATATCAAACTAAACGATGTCCTTGAAAGAGTAAAAAAACTTGAACGTAAAGAAGGTGCATTACCAAGATCAATAACTAGAAAAAGACAAAGAGAACTTGATCGAGGAATAGCTGGAGGGAGAGGTGAAGAGAGTACACAAAAACTATTCGGTGAAAAATTACCATCAGGATCAATTGGAGCACCAATAAAGAGAAAACAGGCCTTTAAAGATTTACAAAAAAAAGTAAACAATATAGAAAATACACAAAATGCAATGACTAAGATTTTTGGTCTGATGAGTCCATTAGTACGAGGTTCATCAGGATTTCAAAGTATTGGTGGCTTGGGAAATCTTTTACTTACTCAAGCTGCAAGAATTGGATTACCCATATCATTTATAACTTTGATAGCCACCAAAGTTTGGAAGCAGTATAAAGAGCAATATGGAGACGGAGGAACCCGTGACATTAGAAAACTAATCTTAGATGAGGATGTATCACGAATAGGAATTGAAAACGAAAACGAACTGGAATCAGCAGCCAATTTATTTTTATCAAATCCTCAACTGTTAACAGGGTTAGCAAGAGGCCCATCAAACACTGAGAAACTAAGAGAGGGATTAGCTAGATGGAAACAGCGACATGAAGGAACCTATGGTAGATAATCATGGCTGAGCCTACATATCCTGTTTTGTATTGGCGTGATAATAGTACAAGAACTACACTAACTGCATTTGACACACTTGAAAAGTTAATAGCTGCAAAACCATTACAGGTAATAGAACTTGAAAAGCCTGTAAGCGGTACAGCGGAAAACTCCAGTGTTGTTAGTGTATCTATTGGTGGGACAGATAACATTGTTGATGAGCCATTATTTAGTCCAGCAGGAGTAAAGACTATCGAAAAACAGATGGTTGGTGCAATAGCTGAGCATCTTACTATAGGATTAAAAATACATCTATCACAATATACTATTTTGAGAAAGGTTCAAGAGTTTGCACGAAAACCAAACAAGGAAAAAGAGTATCATACATATGGAATTATGGGATTTTGGTTTCCTGCAACTGAAACCGAGGCAACTCCAACACTGACAACACCTAATGTATTCAAGACTGATCCTACAAATATAATTGGTTATACATTAAAGCCACCAATCATTGACTGGGGAATATCAGATATTGGATCAGATTACACCAAAATAACACTGAATCTGTCACTTGGAGGTAAGAATCTTACATGAGTTTAATCACACAGTTTACACCAACCTACAAACTAATTGACAAGACAAAAAATACGGTGGTTCCAATTACAATAAAGACAGATCCAACAGGTGATTTACTGCCGTTTAGAAGTTCCTGTAGAATATCTGATGTAATTGGAAAGGCAGGAACATATAATGCCACATTAGTTTTGAGATCAGATGACGGTATATTCATTGATAATGGACCTAATCTTGTAGATGAATTTGCAAAATTCAAGTTTCTTATAGATATACAATACTTTCAACCAAAAGATATTGGAGGTGCAGGACAAGACAATCTAGGATTCAAAACAAGACTATTCAGATGTGAAATATCAAACTCTACAATAGACACAGGAAGAAAGGGCAGACATGTATCATTGGAATTAACAGGTTATGATGTAAGACTGGAAGAAGTACTTGATGCAGAAAGACTTGAACTAGTCACTCCGAAAAAAGCATTCCTTACTCGTATAAATAATGCAAATACACGAACCACTACACTTCCAGCAGCTACTGCAACTGTTAATTTTACAGGAGATAAGGTAACTTCACTAACACCAGTTGATAAAGCTCGCAGTTATCAATTTCCACCAGTAGTAACAATTCAAGCACCAGTTGGAACTCCACCATTAGTACAGGCAACAGCTAATGCAGTATTGGGAACAGGTAGTGATTCAGACAAGGTAGTATCATATGTAATTACAAATCAAGGAGATGGATATGCAGGAACTGAAACTGCAACTGTTGATGCACCTCCTAGGGGAGCGATATTTGCAATAGTTGATGCAGGCGATACATCAATAGATTTACCAGATGATGAAAGACTAAAACAGGACTGGATACCTGCAAAGCCTACATCTACCAAAGTATTATTTGATAATATTATTGAAAAGTCTTCAAGACCTGAAATAATAGGAAGTGTAAACCAGGACTTTTTTCATTTTACAGTAGCTAGTCCTACAAATCCTCAACTATTTACAGTTACATCAAAACAGTTTGGAGAAATTGATTCAGGTGTAATAATAAAAGATTCTGATATAACAACAGAAAACGACAGTCTAGAAAAAACAAAACAATCAGACTTTAACAACAGAAAATACAAGAGTGTGCTTATAGCTCGTGGAAAAGCTGGTTCACAGACATTCCCACCTGAATTTGGAAGACTGTCATCGGATTTGAATCATGCAAGATTTGCATCTGAGTTTAATATTACAACAACATATCTAGACGGTGATTATGTAAAGTCAGGATTTGACAGATTCAAATCCTTAGGTGATGGCAATATTGGCAATGTACCAGCAGCCAGTCCGTTTGCATGGGAAAATCTTTCAACATCTACTGGTGGCACTCCTTGGACCATTGATCCTGAAATATGGATTGCAAGCATGGCAGGACAGGCACTTACAAAAATAACTGCATCTGGTGGTACTGGTGAGGACATAAGAGGAATAATTACAGACGGAAAAGTAACAGCTGCCCAAATTACATCTGGTGGAACAGGCCATAATATAGGTGATACATTATCTATTAATTCTGGAAATCCTGGTTCTGCATTTGCAGGAACCGTATCAGCTGTATCTGGTGGTGTGATAACTGCAGTAAACATATCCAATCAAGGCAGTAATTACATTGTAGGATTCTTCACTGACATGAATATAGCCAGAGGAAACTATGACAGAAACGATGAGTTTGATGAGTTTGAAAAAATTTCTGTTAAGGATATAGAATCAAGAGCATTTAATGATCCTGCAAACATTCCAGATCAAAATGAAATTGCAGAAGGCAGAAGATGGCTTATCAGTGGTACAGGAGCTGGAGATTGGGCAGGACAACTTAACACAATAGCACAAAGAGAAGGTAATGAGTGGAAGTTCTCAAATGCTCCTCAATTTACATCTGGATCGCCAGATTCAAAAGACATTATAAATAATTTGGATACTGGTGCAGTAGTAGGATATACTGGATCTATATGGAGTGACATATGGACAATACTTGCCACACCTAAAGTTTCATCACCATTTCATGCAGTGGAAACAGTTGCAAAGGTAGCCAATAGAAATCAACTAAATCAAGCGGTAGAATTTACATTCAACTGGAATACATTTGATTCGGCAGACATACTTCAGAGTTTGTTAAATGCTGTTCAAATATCAAATCCAGTTGGTGTACCGCTCAAAGTATTAGGTATTGATGTTAGCAGTGTAACTAATTCAACAACAGCTGCTGCGTTTAGAACTCTAATAGGTAATCCAACAGATCAGGATCTATTAGATGAATTTGGAGTTGGTAATGTAAAAAACCACTCATCAAGAACCCTTATGTGGGGTATAAAATTCCCATTACCTAGAAAAAAGATAAAGACTACAGTAAAACAGTATGCAGTTGGCGATTTTATCAAAAAACCACTTGTAGATTTTGAGAATCTTTCAGAAACAATAGACAAGAATCTAGAAGGATGGAACAATGGACTAGACACAGAAAACCTAGGAAACATAAGAGGTGTAGAGTGGTGGCAAAGAGCATCATTTTTTAATGCACCAACTACAACACAACCAATACCACAGCCAATTAACGGACTAGCTGATTTGCCATTTCTGTTATTTTTCAGAGACAAGTTTGATACTCTAGTGTACAAGGAAATCACTCAAAGAAGTCATAACAGATGGGGCAAGTTCCGAGTATCTGCAGGGCCAAATACAGGATTTAAAATATTTGATTCAAGAATAGATGAACTGTTTAAACTATTAGGTTTCACATTCCCTGACAATTTTTTCATAGAACAAAGAGAACTAACAGGAGTAAAGTTTGACTGGCGCAGAGTCAAGGAAATGTTTTGTGTTTACAAGGGATCATATGATGACAATTTCTTTTACAAGGGAGGACAAAACTCTTTCTTTGATACATTTAACGAACATGCAACCCAATACTTTAAGGATCTTGCAGTAAGATTTACCTTAGGTAATACAACAGGATTCTTAGATCAAGAAAATATAATAGTTGACAAGGGAAAAATTGCAGTTGATGATATTCATTTTATCAAAGATACCTATGTATCATCAAGCGATGAGATAGAAGCCGATGCCAGATCATTGTTTGTTGACCTGCCAAACCAGACAGACTATATCAATATCAAAAAAACAATACTCCCAAGACTGTTATCAAGAAAACAATTCCATCCAGAATTTCAAATAACAGACTGTATTGGAAATGTGAGATTAAGAGCTGGTCAAAGCTATACGTTAGATGATAGTACTGTATCATCTCCTACAAAACTAACACCAATAGAAGTAGTACATATTGATGATGGTAATGGTTATAACTGTCAGTTGACTTCTCTAAGAAAGTATGAGGTTCCATAACCACCATGTCATATGAGCCAGATAATGAAGCATCAGATCTTAGAAAATCCCATGAATTAATTGAGGAATTAACAGATACGATATACGAACAAGGTGTAGATGTAGGAGAAGAAAACGTAGGCGGACCTACATATGACCAGCAGGGGAAAATCAGATATGTCAGTCCATAATTATTAGTAAATTTTAAATAATTAACAAATTTTTGCTAAATATTGAAGTTTGCTCTAATTCTAATATTATTTACATTTTCAATGATGTTTGTCATACCAGATTCATTTGCTAAACCCCTTGAACCAACACTAACATTTGATGATAAAATCTACACCATAAATGATACACTGACATTAACAGGTAATACAGCTATAGCTGGATATGTTGTTAGTGGACATATATCAAATCCTGATCAGATAGGAGTTGCGTTTTTGGGTTTCATGTCTGATTCTGATGCTAATTTTTCCCATGAAATTGATCTTTCTACACTTGGGACTTTTTCAACTTATCAAAAGTATCCCGAGCGTCTAATTAATGGAACATACACAATCAATATAGATAATTTGGGAGAGTTTCCTACCAAAGAGAGAAGTTATTCTTTTGAGTTTTCCCATATAGTAAAATCAAATCATGAAAATATTATGCTCTCACTTGACAAAGAAATATACGGTAAAAAAGATCTAATAATATTTACAGGTACAACTCCTAAAGAATACTTTTCAAGTGTTTTTATAATGTCAGTTCAAGATCCCTATGGGAAACCAGTAATTAACAGACACAATGATAGCTTCTTAAGTTTTAAGATGATAGTTGATAAAGATGGTAACTTTGAGGCCAGATTCTTCCCTAAAGATTTTCTAATAAATGGACAATACAAAATAGTAGTTGATGCTCCATTTACAGATAAAATAATTGAAAAAACATTCCAATACAAAAATCCTGATCTAGTTGATATTAAAATTTTAGATAGTCAAGTTCAAAAAATAGATGAGGCAGTCATACAGATAGATACTAATGTAAATCAAATAGACAAAGATGTTAAAACATTACGCACTGATGTCAACTCATTACAGTTACAACTTGACAATTTCCAAAAATTCGTAAATGAACAATTTGCAATAATTTTTGGTTTGTTTAATCAGACTGGAACATAAAATATACTATTTCCAGTCACACCAATTTTAATTCTTTAGTACCAAAATTTACTCAAAATAATCATCCCTAATGTCTGATCGTAAATGGAGCGTAGAGCCCCTCAAAGCTACACCAGTAGATGCTGATGAAGCATTAATCATCGATTCAGTTGGTGGCCTTAACAAGCGAGTTACACTAGGATCACTTGGAGCTGGTATCTGGAAAAGAATAAGTAATGTAATCTCGCCTTCAACTTCAACTGACAAGGTTACAGTATCAAATACAGTTACGATAGATCCGACAACTCCTCCAGTCCTTGTAGCTACTATCAATGATGCTGTTAATTTTACTAACATCAGCGAGATAGATGTAGTTGACAATTTCGCTTATGTGGTAGATGAAACAAAAGACAGGCTGACAATCCTAGATATCACAACTGCCTCAGCACCCCTAATTATTGGCACTACTTCAATAGATGATGCTGCTAATCTGAATGGAGCTCGTGATGTTTCAGTGGTTGGCAAATACGCATACATCGCATGTCGTGACGGTAATAATCTAGCAGTAGTTGATATTTCAGATCATTCTAAGCCTGTTGTTATTGGTACGCTGTTTGATTCACGTCTTAACCAAATGGATAATCTTCATGTTTCAGGAAATTTCCTTCATGCTGTATGTGGTACTCCTAACAATAGATTTGTAACAATAGACATCTCAAGTCCTACAAATCCAGTCATTGTAGGTGATTTAGTTGATGTAACCAATCTGGTAAATCCTGCTGACATGTTTGTAGTTGGCAGATTCGCCTATGTTCCTTGTATTGGTAATAACCGATTTTTGGTAATTGACGTATCAAATCCTACAGCACCATTCATTCGAGGCAACTTACAGGATAACGTAAACTTGGCTGGCATTCTCAATGTTTGGGCTGTTGGCAGATATGTCTACACCCTAAGTCTTAACAATGCCAGTATGGACATAATAGACGTAAAAGATCCTGGTAATCCTGTAAGAGTAGGTGGAATTAAACCCGCAAATTTCGGATCTCCTAAAAAGCTTTTTGTATCAGGCGATCATGTCTATGCCACATCTTTTAGCGGTAGGAACCTTGTAATATTTGATGTCTCAGATCCTACAACCCCAACCGTAGCTGCATCCCTTCAAGATAATACTAATTTCACCAATCTCAATGCAGTTTATGTTACAGGCAAGTTTGCATGTCTTTCAACTACTGATACCAGATTCATGGTCGTTTCTCTTGTGGGTTTTGATGCACCAACTGGCAATTTTGGAAATATAAAAACAACTTACCTCTCTGTCAATAACAACGTAAGAGTTGCAAATTCTTTGTTTGCTAACACTGTCAATGCCGGAGAGCATGGAATAAAAAGCGATGGCGATATAGGAGTATCAGCACAAATAATACAAAAACCAACCAATCCAGTTCTTGCAGGATCAGTAAGTGGAACGAACCTAGATGGAATCACTGAGATTCATGTTATTGGTAATTATGCTTACACAGCAAATTTTGATGATGATAGCCTTAGAATTATTGATGTAACTAATCCAAATGCTCCGTTCATTGTTGGTGGAATAAAGACTACAACCCCTAATTCTCTTAATGGTATAGCAAGTGTCTTTGTAGCTGGAAAGTATGCGTACTGTGCAGCATCACTAAATAACTCAATTACAGTAGTTGATATTTCAAGACCTAATGCTCCGACTATAGTTAGCACACTAGTTGATGCCACTCGTTTTACAGGAGTTGACAATATTGCTGTTGCAGGGAAGTATGCGTATACTGTAGGTTCTGGTTCAAGTAACACCTTTGTAGTAACTGACATTTCAGATCCAAAATTATTAAAAGTTGTTGGAACCATAACTAGCGGAGATCTTGCTAGTGCAAATGATATAGTTATACAGGGCAAATATGCATATGTTCCAGTTGTAAGTAGTGACAGATTTCTAGTAATTGATATTTCAAATCCAAGAGCACCATTCATTCAAGGCAATATTACCAACACACGATTAGACGGAGCTCTTAACTGTAAGGTTGTAGGAAGATATGCCTACATCACATGTACTAATAACAGCAGCCTTCAAGTTGTCGATGTATCAAATCCTGAAACGCCTACACTTGTTGGCACTACTGGATTAGTAGATACTACTAATCTTTCAGCCATTGCAGATATTGATGTTGCAGGGAAATTTGCGTATGTCTCAGCAGAAGGAAACAACAGTATCAGAGTTATAGACATTTCAGATCCAGCAAATCTTAAAATCGTTGCAGGAATCAAAGATGACACCAATCTTCCTTTTGTAGTAGCTCTTGCTGTTTCAGGCAAATTTGCATATACTGGTGATATTAGCATTGACAAATTCCAAATTATAGATCTAACAGGAATTTCAGCACCTACTGCTTCCATTGGAAATATCGACACTGATGTTTTGTCTGTCAGGAGTAATGCAAATATTGCAAACAATCTCATTGCTGGAAGTCTCAACGTTGGACGTAACGGAATAAAAAGTGACGGTGAGGTATCTCTTTCATCATCACTAAAACAAATACCAAAAGATCCAGTCCTTGCAGGCAGTGTTACTGAGGCAACTAATTTTGATGGAATTAACGCTATTCATGTGGTAGATAATTACGCATATGTTGCAAACACACTTGATGACAGTGTTAGAATCATAGATGTAACAGACAAAAATGCACCATTCCTTGTTGGTGGAGTTAAGAATAGTAATCTTGATGGGGTATCAGATGTCTTTGTAGCTGGAAAATTTGCATATTGTACAGCTCGGGATGTTGATAGGTTTATCGTAATTGATGTATCAAATCCTACTATTCCAATCATTGTTGGCAACTTACTTGATGGTACATTTCTTGATGGTGTTGAGAGTGTTTATGTAGCAGGCAAATATGCATATGTTGCATGTCGTGACGGTGATAGGCTTACAGTAGTTGACATATCAAACCCTACTGCTCCGTTTGTTGCTGGAAGTGTGCAGGATTTCACTAATTTAGTGGGTTTGCGTGGAATTTATGTAGTGGATCACTTTGCATATGTTACATCTTTTGCAAATGATAGGTTCACAGTAGTTGATATTTCAGATCCGACAGCACCCTCAGTTCTTACTTCTATTACTAATACTCAATTGGATGGTGCAGATGATGTGTATATTCAGGGCAGATATGCATACGTTACAGCTTCTAATGATAATAGGCTTGTAGTAATTGATGTAAAAAATCCTAATACTCCTGTAATTGTTGGCAGTGTTCAAGATGGAACAAACTTGCTTAGACCTGAGAATGTTTTTGTTTCAGGAAATTATGCATATGTTATTGCTGATGGATCTGACGCTCTGCAAGTAATTGACATTTCAGATCCTACTAATCCTGTAATTGTTGCAGGAATTAAAGACTCTACAAATCTTGATATTCCGACTGCAGTTTTTGTTGTAGGAAAATATGCATATGTTACACTATTTGGTACTAAAAGAGTACAAATTATAGATCTTGGCGGTATTGAAGCACCTACTGCTAGCATTGGAAATATTGAAGCTGGCTATCTATCTGTAAATACAAATGTAAATGTTGGTCATTCTTTGTATGCTACCAGTCTTAATGCTGGACAGCTTGGAATAAAGAGTGACGGTGATGCGTCAGTTAACAGCCTAACTATTGGCGGCAATGCTCAATTAAAAAGAACGGCAAGTGCTGTAAATGTCAATAGTGGCAAAGAGATTATCATAGGAATTACTGATACAAGTGTTGCACGTACTGTAACATTAAGAACTGCTGATACAAAGAATCAAAGAGTTTACATTATAAAAGACGAATCAGGAGCTGCTGGCACTAATCCTATTACCGTAGCAACAGAAGCAGCACAAACCATAGACGGTGATGCAACTGCCTCAATAAGTGTCAATGACGGAGTTTTACGAGTTTATTGTGACGGGAATAATTGGTTTACGTGGTAATGATACATGGTTGAAGTAACTGCAAACTATAGTAACCAGAAATATTCTGCAATGCCAAACAAGGTAATTGAAATATTTCACATGGAGGATTTTCCTGCACCATCTGCTGGCGTAATAACACTTGAAGATGGCACTCTCTATATTGTATCAGCACCTCTTGTTACTGGTGATAGATTCGTATTGCCAGCAGGATCCACTATTACTTTAAGAGCATCTAATGATCCCGTAAACACTTTGATTTATACTGGAACTGGCACCTTTATCTCGTCTGCTGGCCCTGTAGATGGATTCTTTATTGATAATATCAGACTAATTTCTAGCGGTTCAGGAGCAACCCTATTTTCTGTACAAGGTCTTGGAGCTCCGACTCAATCAACTTTCCGAGCGAGATTCTGTGTATTTATTGGGTTTACCAATCTGGGAACTGTATTTGAATTTTTCATTGATTTTCACGATAGTTCGGGATTCATTAATTATACTAATGGAATAGAAAACATAAACGATAACAGAGTAGTATATGACCAGAATCTATTTATCAGCAATGGAGCAGGTAATAATGCAGGTCTTCGGATTACTGGAACCACTACTGATAACATCAGACTAGAACTAAATACATTAACTACATTTGGAAACAGTGATGGATATTATGTATCACCTACAGTGAATGAAAACTGCAAGGCTAGCATAAACAATACCCTACGATCAGGAACAGGAAACTTTTATGAAAATGGATTAACTGGAACCATTAACAGTTTTGCTGATGTGTCTGCTGCTGCAGGAGCAGTAGCTACTGTGGATGATGCATCAGGTATAGCCCAATTCAACAGGGTAGCACACGGATTAGTTGTAGGTGATGTAATTACTCATACAGGTTTTGCAACAGGAAATTATAATGGATCACCATTTACAGTAAGTGTTGTGCCAGATGCTAATAGCTATCAGGCATTTAACACAGTTGGTGATGCAATAAATTTTGAAGGAGATGACACCACTGGAAGTGTACAAAATCGCAGAGTCAGAATAACTACGGCAGCAGCTCATGGAATAACAAGTGAGACACCTACCCTAATTTTAGGTACATTCAACTATAATGGTGGATATGATGTTTTAAATGCATCAGCATCTGTATTTGACATACAAAAAGTCTTTGTTAATACTCAGACAGGTTCCTTTGATACTGGCTCCATTACTGGAGCAGAACCACGATTAATCTCACTTAACAATTTCCCTATTCAAAACTCTATGGTTTCAGGCGAGGTAGGATTTACAGCAAGTCCAATCACATCACCGCTAACTGTAACAATAGCCACACAAGGTACACCTGTACTCATAGCTGGCACAGCTTGGACTAACAACAAACTTGAGAGAATGGAGGTTGATCCGTCAGGAAACGGATTAATGAAATATCTGGCAGATGCAACACTGGAGGTTCCCATTACTTTTACTGCTTCAATAGAGAAGGTAGGTGGGGGAACAGTGCATATTGGACTGGCAGTAATTATTAATGGCGTATTAACTACTGCTGCAACCTTTGAGCCTCCAATAACTGTAAACACGGGAGTTATCGAGATTGGTGCAACCAGACTATTTACACTATCTAAAAATGACACAATACAATTAGCAGTAGTCAATTTTAATGGCACTTCAAACATTGAGGTAACACAGGCAGAAATGACAGTAGGAAATAATCTATAGACATGAGTGTTCCAAGCAAACCAAAAAAACTGACTACAAGTGTAGGAGACAAACAAATTACTTTACATTGGGAAGCACCAACTAGCAATGGCGGATTTCCCATCCTTGACTATCTGATACAATTTAGAAATCCCAATGATCCTTGGAGTACATTTAATGATGGCACATACACCAGACTCACATCCACTGTAACTGGATTAACTAACAAACAATATTACGAGTTCAGAGTTTCTGCAATTAATAGGTCTGGTACTAGTCCATCATCAAATATTGCAACCAGTTCGCCACAACCACATGAAATATCACCACCAGCCAGACTATCATCACTAATTACGATTCCAGGAAGTACAAGAATTTATGCACAGTGGAGAGACGGTGATAATCATGAAGATCCAATAGATAGTTACAGAGTAACAAAGAAACAAGGAAGTGGATCTGAATCAACAGTGAATGCAACAATCCCAAATTATGAGGACAGGTGCATTATTGATGATTTATCAACTTCAACGTCCCATACCATATCTGTCTATCCAAAAAATATTGAAGGTGAGGCACTTACAACATCATCAACTGTAACTACAACTGCCAAGTCATTAGTACCACTTGCATCAACTAACCTGAATCTTGTAATACATAGAAATTCATTCAAGTTGACATGGACTGCACCAACAAACACTAGAGGAAAGCCAATTACGGACTATATGTTAGAATTTAGAATCAATGATGGTCAATGGCTAATATTGGGGAGAAATCCAAATATACATCCTCAAGTTCAGGTGAGTAATTTGGCAAGAAAGAGAAAAACTGACCTGAGAGTCTATGCAGTTACAGATAATGGAGTTGGTGAACCATCAAGTATAGTTACCATACCTGCTGTTTCATAGTGACAGCCAAGTCCCATAAAGTTGTCACTAGACAGGACTTGACTGCCAAAAATTAATTCCAAAATTTATTTTTCTGGTGAAATGAGAACTTTTATTGATTTAATACCTTTATTTTATTAATTTACAGATTAATGCTAGTTGTCACTAGGAAATATTGGAAATATGAATAAAATAAAACAGGCTGGAACTGCTGGAGGAGGATTCACAGTTATAGCAATACTTTTATGGCTTGTAATAATGCCTGGAATTGAAGCTCTTACTGAAGATGTAGAAAATAATTCAAAAAATATAATACAATTGCAATTAAATGATGCAAAATTTGATCCTACGAAACTTGAAAAAAAGGTAGATAAAATTGATGAAAAGATGGATAGTAATCAAGAAAAAAATGATGAAAATTTTGAAGAAATTAAATTGATTCTATGTGATATGTCAAAAGGAAAACATTGCACTAAAAATAGGTAAATACTAGAATTTCTTGGCTACGTCATGGAAGACATTTTAGGATTGAATCCAATCGTACTGTCTATTATTATAGTAATAGCTGGAGTTGGAATCCATAATACATTGGGATGGCTTAAATCAAAAGATCCAGTCAAACCAAGAAAGATTGTAGCATCAGTAATTATTGGAGCAATCACATCCTTTGCGATTGTAACGCCAATCATACAACAACTAGCAACAAACCCTGGAACAGAATACTTGCAGTTTGTAACAGTACTTGGTGCAATAGCAATGATAGCAGGAATTGATCAGTTGACCAAAAATATTGGCGGTACTATTCTTGCAAAAGTAAACAAATAGGATAATACATTTATCCTTCCTTTTTTTATTATTTATTATGGCAAAAGATTTAGCAAATATAGAAAAAACAGCCAGAGCCTTAGATGATGCTAATTGGGAAATAGAAAAATGGACAAGAATAAAAGAACAACTTGAACTACATCGTGAACATCTGGAGAAAACAAAATGACTGAAAAATACTGTGAATTAGTTTTGTTAGATAATGGAAAAATGCAATCAACGGATGCAGCAGAAACTACAACAAAATCAATAGAAGAGAAAATTCAAGATGATAAAAGGTATGGTAATTTTGTTCCAAGAAATGGAAAATATTTTACATTCAGAGTCTATGGTGAAGATGAGGAAATCAAACACAAGACAGTAATCAAAGCAGTCCACTATGCATTTAGAGGTTGGACTATACGCACCAAGGCCAAAGTAAGACGGGCAAGAAAAAATGAAGAGCCTGACTTTAAGATTCATTTCAAAAATCCAAGAACTGATTCATTACTGAAAAAAAATACAATCATGTATCACTATTATCCAATTAATGATGTCAATAATCCAAAAAGAGGAATGTGTGTTATCAATTCAGACTTTTACTATACAGTACATGGCAATCCAATCTCAATGCACATGATTGATCCAAAAAATTATCCAAAAGATACCAAAAGGACAGGAAAGACAATGGACATTGATGCAATCATTCGTCATGAGTTTGGACATGGATTTGGTTTATCACATGATAATCAAACACATACTGTAATGTACTACTCACAAGGTGGTATGGCAGAGTTTCCACAAAAAAGAGACATTGCAAGAATTCAGGGAAAATTGGGAGTCAGTTTGTTATCAAAACATATTGTGTTTAGATGGATGTTGTGGCTACGGTATAGAAGTGATAACTATTGAAGGGTTTATCATTTGATAAAACCTTGAAAATTTATTAGAAAGTAACCACATTTACAAATCATTGGCTTTAGAAGAACCTCCTCAAATCAAATATACAAACTGTGCCAAATGTGGCAAAAAGATTGAAGTTCCAAAATTATGGATAGGAGATCCAATCATCTCAACATCTGAATTTGTGTATCTAGACAACGTGGAACATCCATTATGTGATAAAGATCGAAAGAGATATAATAATTTCCTCATGGAAATGTTTCTAGGAAGTAAATTTATTAGAAACTAATGAGAGAATAGAGATATGAAAACACAACTCATTGATGATAATTCCACATTTTTAGTTGATGATAAAATACAAGATATTCATTTTTTCCATACACCATTACATTTTGGGACAGTAGTTCAGCCAGATGGTTCAATTAAAACAGATTTTGAGAGTTGAATAAAGATATGGAAATGTCTCAAAAACTATCTCTAAGAATCATTTAACATGGGTTGCAGCATTACCTAAAATCATTTAACATGGGTTACAAGCCAGCTTTATAATTAAGTAAGATAATAGATAATCTATGAAAAAAATATCTGCGCATTTCCTAATTACAAATACTGGAATGGATCAATTTCCTAAAAAAATATTTGTTCCGAGAAGAGATGCACTACAAACACACAATGCAATAGGTCTAGGGAAAAAGAGAGAATAGAGATATGGTAGATTCAAAATATATGGAATCGATAGTTGAATGCAATTGTAAAATTGGTACTGCTGTAAATCCAACTTGTAGAGAATGCAAAGGGACAGGTTTTAGAACACTTGTAGTCCGTAACTACTGAAAGATATGAACTCTGAACTACTCCAACAAGTTGACTGGAAAGATTTCAACTCTTCAAAAAAATGGTTCAAAAAATTAAGATTAAGAAATGATGATAAAGAGATCCCTGTAAAAACACTAAATGCTATGAATTATTGGTTTCCACCATTTTTAGCATTTTTCAACAAAACACCTGATGAACTAATTGAAGAAGCATTAGCTGATGATGAAATAGTCCAGGATAAACTAGATGATTTTTACAGACACAAAAAAGAATTACTTGATAGAAACTCTTGCATCACTGGAATTTATGGAGTTATCAGAGGATTCTACAGACATAACAAAATCAATACACAAGATATAATCTCTCCAAAATTCTCAGTACGGATGGTGAAAAAAACGGATTCAAATTATCCATTATTCAAAATCATTACAAAGGCAGGAAGTAAAAAAATTGTTCTTAATCGAGAATTAATAAGAGAATTTTACAGCAAACTAAACACACGAGATCAATGTATCTTACTTTGTCTAATGAGCACAGGACTTGAATCTAGTGACTTTCTAAAATTAACAGTAGGTGATATTCGAGCTCAGATGGAGCAGCCAAGAATTTACATGAATGGAAATAGAAACAAAACATTTTCAGAATTTTCTGATTTCTGTTCCAAAGAAGCTACAATTGCAATTAAAAATTATATAAAAAAAGATAGACGTGAGGCCACAGATGATGATCCAGTATTTGTAATTACACTAGCTGGACAAAAAAGATTATTCTACAAACAAAATAATCGGAGTTGGGAGTTAGGTGATGATTTACCAAAACCAAGTGCTATTTTACCAATAGAGATAGCTGATGCATTTAGAACTGCACAAAAAAATATGGGTGTAACATTACAGAAAGGAA